TGGGGCTACTGGCAGGCCGCTGGTGATTTCACTGGCAAGATACGCGACCCCGATTCGCCAGTATAGTGTCTTTCCACAGTCATAGGAACCTGCAAGATTTGAACTTGCGACCTCTACCCCTCTCGGTTAAGCGACGGATTCCGCCCCGCCCCAGGTTCCGCATGCCCCCGTCTATTCCGGGGTGTCAGCTCCGTGTACTTTGGAGCAAGTTTCTATAATTGGTTACCGCGAAAAGTGCGGGTCACCAAGCCCAGGGCCGGAATCGAACCGACATCTACTACACCAGATCACGGTGTCGCTCTCACCATTGAGCTACCGGGGCACGGGTGCCGCCCCTCACCTGGAGGGGGAATACAAGCGAGGAGCGGCAAAAAGGATGGGGGAGAAAGGAGTGGCCCGCCCCAGCCTCGAACTGGGCAGCGGCCTTTACCGACGGGCCATACAGACGCAAAAAACGCACCCTTCCCACAACCTCTTAACGCCGGTTAATGATCGACGATAACGGTTGCGCGAACAGTGCGCAGGGCGGTTAGCTTCGGGTGTAGCCACCAAAACCTCTTATTTGTGTGAATTAATTCTACCACATAAAAGACAGAAAATCAAGTTCTTTGGTTTTAATACTGTCCTGGGAGGTTCCAGGATTAGGTGTCTCTCCCGTTATTGACATCCATAATACTCCATGATATCCTAGGATAAAATAAAAGAATCTAAAAAATATTTGGGTAATGCATGGGTAAAACTGGGCGATAGGTTGCGGAGCTATTGCGGCGCAATGGAAACGGAAAATATTTGGCAGACTGTAAATCTGTTGCGATTCGCTTCGGTGGTTCGAATCCACCCTCCTCCACCAATAAAACGTCCTGCCAGTAGGTGGGGCGTTTTATTTTTCTAAATCCCTTGCATCCCAATAGATGCGGGGGATTTTTCTATGCGCTGGCAGAGCGCCTGGAATGGCTATACAGCCAATTTCCTATTTTTTCTAATTATCCAAACTGACCCAAATAAATCAATTAAAAACTTAAATATTTGGGTCAGAATTTGGGTAGAAAAAAGAGGCCCTCCGGTACGGTGTCGGGGGCCTCCAAAGGCTTGATGCATCCTAATAGAAAGAGAGAAAGGATGAAACATCTTGCCTATTTCTTACTTTATCTTTAGAAGAAAAAAATACGCCCCAGAGGTCGGCACGTACTATAGCTACGATATCGTAGCTTATGGCCTGCTCCATCAAGGCCCCGTGCAGATCCTCCAGGACGTATCGACCGATGCGGAACTGGTCTTTCGCATGGTCATGGCATTCAACAGGTATAGCCTCTCACCGCTGCACCTAAAAGATGCCGTTCTGGATATGCTAGAGTAAGTCCTTGCCGGGTAGGAGGCACCAACTCCTACCCGGTTTTCTTATTATATCATACTTCCATAAGTATAAAAACGGTTACTTATAACAAAAATATACTTATGGAATTATACAATACTTCCGGTAGTATAAGTATAATGACCATACCATGAAAAGGGGTGAGGTCATTGGCATACTCAGAGGCACAGAAGGAAGCGACCTCTCGCTATAACAAAAAGGCGTATGACAGAATTGACCTCATTGTACCGAAGGGAAAGCGACGGATAATTGCAGAATATGCAAAGTCTCAAGGGAAAAGTACAAATAGATTTATAAACGAGGCGATAGACAAAGCAATGGAGGAAGCTGGCACTTAGTATGCCAACTTGACTACATTATTCTTTCGGGCCTCCAAGTCCACATGAGTGTAGATTTGGGTAGTGGATAATTTGGCGTGACCCAACTGGTCCTGCACTGAGCGAATACTAGCTCCACCCTCCAACAAGGCTGTGGCGTAAGTGTGTCGGGCTTTGTGCGGAGAAAGCTGTTGCACCTGCTGATCCTTTGGTAGAGTGGCGTTAAGATCCCGAAGGACGGCGGCATAACGATGGGCGAATACAGGTGGCCGCAAGAATCCGCCGTCAGGCCCTGGGAGGACATAAAGGCCGTTTTTGGGGATTGACTTAACCACATCGGTACCTGCGTCATTTAGGGCCACCACGCGTTCTCTCCGGCTCTTGGTAGTATCGACCAAGGCGTACTTTCGGCGACGCTTCACTTGGCCTGTCTTATCTGGCTGCATGAGAGCGTCTGGGTCGTCGTTCTCGACCTCGGCTACTACCCGGCGAATGGTGAGGGTGCCAGCTTGGAGATCAACATCGGACCACATGAGGCCGCACAGCTCCTCGGTGCGCAGTCCGGTATACAGGGCCAATTCCACATAAGCCCCCCATTTGTGAGAGGGAGCGTAAGTGAGGATGGCACGTACTTCCTCTAGGGTATGTACCTTTGGGGGGTTCGCTGGGTCCCGGGTGAGGGATATATCTTCTGCTGGATTGGCCTTACACAGACGGTTTTTTCGTGCGGACTTGAAGATACCGTTGAGGCAGACCTTGATCTCATTTCGAGCTGAGTGGGATAAACTTGCAGCCTTTGCAAAGATCTGTTCGATGTGTACAGGCCGCACGGAATCCAGTTTCATACGCCCGATCTCTGGTAAAATAAATTTTTCGATATAATACTCATAGTTTTCGTATGTTTTGGGGGCGACACGCCCCTTTTTACTGACTTCAAGCCAAGTGCGGGTCCATTTTTCTACAGTCTTGACGCTCTCGACCGCTTCGCCGCCACTCTCTCTCAGCCAGTCCCTGTATTTCTTTTTGGCACCACGGCCATCTTTATCTTTGGAGTAAAAGGAGAGGGGGGTGGTGCGGCCTTCAACTTTGACGCGAAACTCCCAACGACCGTCTTTTCTTTGGCGCAGAGAGCCCTCTCCGTTCGGATTTTTTTCTTTCATGGGGTATCCTCCTTCTATTGCAATTTTGCGCCTGCTCAGGTACAATAAAAGGGCGCAAAGGTGCCTTGGTTTTGCGGCTGGGGTATTTTGCTTGGTACAGGATGTTGGTAGCACTCTGTACCGTATTCGCCTCCGGTGTTGGTAGCACCGGGGGCGGTTTTTTATTGCATTGCTTTAGATTAAGTGATATTATTTTCTCAAAAGCACTATATTTGATTCGGAGTGACAACAAATGACTGGGAAAGACTTCCTTACACACAACCAGCAAATGCGACGTCTCCGTGACGATAAGAAAATATCGTGTTCCGGATCAGCCGATAAAGAGATATTGTGCCGATTAGGTTATTTCAACCTAATCAACGGATACAAAACCCCGTTTGTGGCTGGAATTGACTGTTATGGCAATCATATTTACTACAAAGGAACAGATATCAAAGAAATCTACGCGCTTAAATGCTTTGATGATGAGCTGCGTTCTCTTCTGCTGAAAAAAATAACACAAGTTGAAGAGGAAGTTCGAACGCTAATGGCTTACAAATTCGACGAAGTAAACGACAACGGGAAAACCACGTGGTATCAGATAGAAGCTTATGATCCCAAATATGGTGGAGCGCCAATTATGAAAGTAATCTCTAGCGCATATCATGATGTCGAGCGGAGTACACAAGAGTACGTAAGATACTACTTGGAACACCACAAATTCATCCCGACATGGATCATGGTAAAAGTAATAACATTTTCTAATTTCATAAATTTACTTAGTTGCTCTAAAGATAGCGTCAAGAAAGCTATATGTAAAGTGTATGGCATTTTTGATGCAAGTGGAAAATGTGATTTCGATCTGCTAATCGGTAGTCTTCATTGGCTACGAATTGTTCGGAACTCTTGCGCACATAACGAAAGGATATACACGATGTCACACCCAAAAGGCCGAATCAAGACGGCCTATATGGATGAACTGGCACCAAGCTACTCAACGGGTAGAGACAAACGGATTGTTGATTTGCTAGTATATCTTAAGTATTATTGCCCTCACGATGAATATGTACCGTTTATAAGTGAAGTTGAAAAGTTATTGCTAAAACTGCAAGGGACAATCAGACGAGGAGCATTTGATAAAGTGAGATCAGAATTAGGCATTAAAGATTTATTACATTTGCAGGAATTGTGTCAAACCCAAAAACGAATAAATTACAATATGCTGAGTAGAATGTAATTGACAGTGGCACTTTGCAAGGTGTATAATACTGTCGTTGAGAAGCCCAGTGAATGCTGGGCGAGAAGCCATCCCTTACATTCGTGTTTGGGGTGGTTTCTCATTTTTAAACAGTCTTGCATTGACCCGCAAGGAAACCCAATCAAAGGAACAGAAAAATACACAGTCATAAAAGTGCATGGAGAAATTCTACACGATATAGAAAACACCAAAGGCCCGTGGACGTAGCTCTGCGGGCTTTTGTTTTACCGTTCCCCAGCGCGGCAGGTTACTAAAAATACAATTCTGCTGCTAGATTCCCGTGCGTGTACCAACAAACAGCTTTGCGCATGAAGTCCTCAGTCACACCAAAATATTCAGCCAAATCCCACAGATCTGTGTGGCCGTCAGCAGCGGTAGGTTACTCCGCAAAACTTATTTCGCAACCGCTGCAATATCCGTGGTGGTGTCCATTCGATTTTACCATATAGACATGCGCCTCTCCACCGCAGTTCGGGCAGGTGAATGTATAATCTTTCCCCGCCTCTTCGCAGGCCGAAATAGCTGCTTCCAAGAAAGGAATTGCTTTTTTAATAAAATCATCCGAAGAAATGTTCATCGCTGTACCCCTTCCAATTTGGAGCTTATAAAAATTACAGAGTATGCCTTACTTCCAATGCAATACCAATAATTTCTGCATCTCCGTTTTCAAAATCGCTGACTGGGACGATGCGCGGCTCAAAATCCGGGTTTTCCGGAAGAAGGAGTACACTGTTTCCCTGTCTTTTATATCGTTTCAGGGTGGCCTCGTCTCCGTTGACTCGAGCGGCGACAACCTGCCCATCATCTGCACATTTTTGTCGCCTAATAAGGACTAAATCCCCAGTATGGATACCGGCATTTTTCATGCTCTCCCCATTAACACGGAGAAAGAAATAATTCTCTTCGTCGGAGTACGGTATATCTGCGTATCCTTCAATATCCTCGAAGGCAAGCACCGGATATCCGGCTGGGATGGAGCCAATAATGGGGGCCTTGTGGGAGGAGTTGTATAGGATAGCGTTAGAGGGGAGTTCGGTTTTATCTTCGATTAAATCAGACTTCAAAACGCCGAAATAATCTGCCAGCATTTCTATTTTGTCTATTCTTGGATACTTGTTCCCATTATACCAGTCAGTAAATGTTGTGTATTTAAAACCGAGGTCTTTACATACCTGTTTTCTGTCTTTCCCTCTTGCTTCCATTAAAGCCCTAAGGTTGCGGGAAAACACAATCTTATTCCCAATACTGCTCAAAGCACGCACCTCCTTTTTTACGGCAATTGTATTGTACGCTATTGCCGTAAAAAAATCAAGAAAATTTTTAAAAAATTACGATAAAAGCGTTGACATTACGCTTTAAGCGTGCTATGATAAAGTCACCAGAGAGATGGGGGGTGATTAAATTGAGAATCACGCTAAAAGCCGCTCGCACCAATGCCCGATTGACCCAGCAAGAGGCGGCGGACAAAATCGGCGTAACCGTTGATACTATTGGGAACTGGGAGAGGGCAAAAAGTTTTCCCAATGCATTGCAGATTCGCCGCATTGAGGAGATTTACGGAGTACCCTACGATGGGCTTATTTTTTCGCCCAAAAATACGCTTTAAGCGTTCTTGCTGCATGTTCCTCGCGCACACAAGCAAGGGAAAGGAGAAATTACAAGCCTAATGTTAGCCGCACTACCTGTTTCTGCCTGAGTACAATATTGACTATCTGTTATCTGACGAACAAGTTAGCACAGTACAAGTTCAATAAACAGGACTGACAGAAAATCCTGAAACATGATTTGTCCGTTTCTTCGGCTACGAAAATAGCCCCGAAACGAACGCAAGGATGTGATCGAAATTCTGCACAAGCAAAGAGAGGGCAAACCCGATAAAAGCCCCGAGGACCGTATTGCCAAGTTGGAAAGACTTATCTTTCTTCTCTTTGGACTGCTGCTTGGACATATCCTGGCTGGCTTTCTCAAATTCCTCTAAAGCATCCTCGCCCGCTGCTGTAGTTGTCAAAAACGGCAAATCTTTTGTGACGGTGTATCCCTCTCCGTGCTCCGTTTTCTGGCGGTACACGATACGGATATACCCGCCATCAAGAAGTATCTGCTCACGTTCGTTGAGTTTACGGTCGTATGGGACAAGCGTGTTCCGGAATTTCAGAAGTTCATTGTAGTTCTTATCTGATAGCATAGCGAACCCCTCCATGATTAACATTCTAACGTATGGTGGGGTGACGTACAAGGGGGAGTGTGGCAGTTTTCAAGGGGAAGCGGAATGCTCCAAAGGTAGTCCAGGCCATCCGCGAAATTCTGGATTTACCGATGCACTCCAATTATGAAGGGAACGATGTCCAATAAACCGGACAATAAAGCCCGCACCTGATGGGGCGGGGCCGGGAAGGAGGTGTTTTCGTGGCAAAGAAAGACAATATTGCTTTTCCAAACCTTAGAGCGGAGATGGGGCGGAAAAATCTTGGAATCGGGGATATTGCGGCGACATGCGGATTTAATAGAGATACGCTATCTAGGAAACTTTCTGCCAAGTCTCCGCTTAGCCTAGTTGAAGCGTTCAATATCCAGCACTCTCTGTTCCCTGATTTGGATGTCAAATACCTGTTCTTTCGTCCAGATCAAAGTTACATAGAAGAGTGAAAGGAGGTGGTTCCTGTGCCAGAGGTAAAGTTGACGGCCAAAGTCGACATGACAGAGGTTGATGAAGCCATCAAAAAAGCGAACCGACTTGTTGAGCTTTTACAGGAAGCATCAACGATTGCCGATTCGCTTTCTGGGAAGTTTGGATTATGCGTCGAACTTCCCCAAACTTATACCAATAATTTGGTCATAAAAAACGACCATACTCCCAATGTTGAATGTGGTGCCGGACGAGCTTTTAATGACGACATCAACCAATGCTAGATACCCGTCATTCCCATTTACGGGAGCGTCACCGTAATTGCTTTTCGCTGTTGCTAACAGGGCGGCGGTAACAGAAGCGGCCTCTTCCACTGTTGCTTTCCCACTTATCTGGTCTAACTCCTCTGGCGTAGGAACGCTAGTGGTGGAGAGTCTTCCACTGATAAGGCCGAAAGGAGTTGCTAAGAGCAAATTACTCCCTATTGGACTGGATACATCAGCAAATGTGCGGATCACGGTTTTCTTCAATGTCATGTTATCCATCGCCATACCTGCTTTCCATAAAAGTAAGGGCAAGAGCCAGTTGTCCTTTTACGACAATTTTAACTGATTGAGCTACAAAAGTCAATATATTGCGCTCAAAAAATAGTATGGCACAATATATAGGAAGAAAAATTCCGAAAATGGGAAAGCAAAGAGCAATCCCAGCGTACCACAAGCGAAGTCCGATAAACCGGACTGATAGAAAGGGGTGAGGACAGTGGGAACATCTATGGGTTTTTCCCCGGCGGGGTTCAATCAGATTGTAGTATTTTCTGATGAAAACGACTTTAAAGACATTGTGGCCGCCAATCCAGCGATGACGGCAATCATCGAGGATAGCGACCACAATATCTACATCGCAGGGGTTAAAGCGGGGGCCAGTTGACTGCGGGGTATAACGGAGGCCCATCCTTTTCCCATTCAAAGATGATAGACTCCGGGAAACCTTCTCCAGGAGGTGCACCGAGGTCTTTCCATCCGGCCTGCGTGTAGGCAAAGTTTACGGCTTCATATTCAAGAATATCGTGCGAGGTTAACTTGTACTCATAGCGAAAACCTTTGCAAGACATAATTTCACCCCCTTCCGCGCCCAGTATACCACGGCAAGGAGGGGAGGACAACAAAAAGCGCCCCGGCCAGTGTCGTAACACCGACTGAGGCAGAAAGGAGGACGTTATGGAGAATTTGGAACCGCGATTTACGACCGAAGAGGTCGCAAATCGCTACGGAGTAAAGATCACAACAGTTCAACGGTGGGTGCGGGAGGGGCGTTTGACCGCTCTAAACTTAGGCGGAAATCGGTATGGGCCTTATGTATATCGTCCCTCAGACCTAGAGGAATTTGAACGGAAGACAGTCAGGGAGGCGGTATCTATATGAAAAACCGTACCCGAAACGAGCGCCGCCGTGCCCGCCGGGAAGCTGTGAGCGCGGTAGTGTTTACCGCCTGCATTATCCTCTGCTGTGGCTTGCCTAACTGGCTGGAGGTGTGGCTGTGCGCTATCTGATTACCAGCGTCTTGTCTCTTGGCCTGCTGCTGGCTCTGGTGCTGCTGGTGGAGGGCATCAGCGCCCAGGAACAACCGTCCATTGAGACCCCGGCGGCAACCACCACCCAAGCCCCTACGCCCACCGGCCCGCTCACCATCCAGATCACCGGCCTGGAGGGCGCGGGGAGCATCGACGATGTGTGG